GGCTAATAGTAATCACTTCAAAATCAATTAATCCACGTCCATGTGTACCGCCATTAGATTTGGCCCACATAAATATGGTCCTAAGATCTCGCAAATAGCTATTGATACCGCGACGTGTGCAGTTTTGCATTGAGCGTTGGGTTTTGTAAATCTCCCAACCCATTTTGCGACCTACACCCATTTCACGCGTTAAGCCACGTAAAGTATCTAACGGTGTATCTGCTGCAAAAATCACGTCTTCTAATTGTCCTGTAACTGGATCTATTTTACCCGTTACGCTCTGCATAACTTGTTCGTACTTATTGATGGTTAATTCGCTAGCCTTATTGGGCAATTCATTTTCACTAAACGCAGTGAATACATCGCCAACAGTAACAGCTTTTTCTGTTTTATAATACAATAGCTTCCAGCTAGGGTCATTGTTTTTGATGCACATTTCGATTGTTTTGTGCTTTTGCAAAAACACTTCTGCTTTGTCCTCTGTTTCAAAATAAGCTTTGGTCCATTTTTTTGTTAATGGGTCCTTAAAGCTAACAAAGAATGGTTGCTTACTAGTCTCATTTTTTCTTTTATGTATACTTGCCATGGTTTATTTGTCTCCTGTGTTGTTTTTATTAATGTTTCAAATTTTGATCATGTATTATATTTTTAGTCTCAATATATGGTTGCGTACCCCAGTTGATTTTTACCCAACTAGACGTAATGCATATATTTTTTTTATAAAAATAGATAATCGTAAACTTGTAATAAATTGCTCCAAACGTAAATTTATATGTAGACGATAATGTGGGAATTGTCTTACTCACAGTTTGAAGTTCTGCCAATGAATCTGGCATAATTATTGCATTAACTGGGTGTTCGTTAAACTTATGCCATACCCCCACATCATAAAACTCATTTAGTTTTGAATTTGATGTATTAAGCGCTTTTGCTAACATATCCGAATTACTTATGGTTTCTATGCGTCGCTCCATTTTTGCTAGTGACAACAAATTTCTAACCCTCACAGTGCTAGTAAAATGTGGTTGTAAATCTTCATAAATCACATTGAGCGACTTATTGCCTATTTCATTTATAGAATTTTTTTCTTCTAATAAATTAATTTTTTTAGTTTGCGCTGCTACTTTTTCTCTGAGCAGATTTATATGCTCATATAGTATTTCATTTTCCATATTACCCCCCTTATTAAATTGGTTTTTTTTGTCTTCCGCGTTATTAATAATAATTTGGTCTGATTGAAATTCAACATCTAGACCTAAATGTTGAACTAACTTATATACACTATCCATTCTTACCGAAACATCTGCGCCAGATTTCCATTTAGTTAACTGAGATCTGCTTATACCGGTTGCCCTAGAAATTTCTGCTATATTGTGTTTTTCAGAGTTTAAAATACTGTATACGCACTCTTGTTTTGTATTAAATATTTTATTCATTTGGTCCTCACACCATTGATTATCTTGTTATAAATTAGCACAAATCGGCAATTAATGCAAAAAATATCTTTTAAAAAGAAGTTTTAGGCTTTAACATAAGCAAACAATATGACTTCTAAGACTTCACAAAACCAGCGGACACTACAGCAAATAATGCAAGATCATCGAGTCAGTACTCGTGGTCTAGCTGCGTTGGCTGGTTTATCTCCTAGTATGGTGTCTAGACTGTTAAATAAGCAAAGAAAGTTTTTGCTAAGACATAAAGTAACTATAGCAAAGATCTTCAATAAAAAGGTAGATAATATTTTATGGCCATAATACAACAAGGCTGGTTAACCAAAAAACAAGCAGCTGCATATCTAGGCGTTTCTTTACGCGGTATGGGGTATGCAATTGATTTAAAAAAACGTAATTTAGCTAATGAAACTTTAGTACTAAAAATGTATGGTAATCGTACACTTATAAGTGTACAAAGCTTAGATGAAACTGAAACTATTATTATAAATGAGAAGAAAATTGCTCCGCATAACTAGACGGCTACTGGTGTTTATAGTCAATCCTTTCCTCGCACCGACTTATCTGGTGGCCGTTTAGTGTTTTACACTATATTTATAGAGGACAAACAAGAAAGAGCACAGTTTGCAGCTAAAATAAAAGCATTGATTGGAGAAGTGATTACTTACACTCCAGCAAGAAAAAGCGTAGACATCGGGATTAAAGCTGATGTAGATCAAAAGACTTTAGCGAAGATATTTTCGCTATTAGAAAGAAGCGGTTATCGTATAAATGCAAAGAGCTCGGAACCACCCGAACTCCTTGCGTACCATGCCAATGACCGAAGTCATTTAACACAGAAGACAGGAGAAATTAACTAATGGGAGTATTACCGTCAAGTTATGAAGTTCCACAATCTGGCTCTGGTAATCTTTTTATAAAACTTGAACCGGGCGAAACCCGTATTCGTTTTTTAGATGAAGTGACCCTTGGCTATATTTATTGGAAAGACAAAAAACCGTTTAGAGTCAAAAAACCAGCAGATGTACCCGCTGGAGAAGATGGCAAGCATTTCTGGTTTGTTCCAGTATGGTGTAACGATCAAGTATCATTTCTTGAAATGGCACAAAAAACCGTTTTAAGTGAATTGGCTTTTCTAGATGGCAGCGCTGATTGGGGCGGTCTGGATAAACATGATGTTACGATCAAGCGTACTGGAGAGGGCATGGATACTCAGTATTTTGTGCAACCAGTTCCACCAAGTAAGCTTCCAAAAGAAGCGGTTGCTGCTTGGAAAGAAATGAAACCAAACTATAAACCAGCAAATTTATTTGTTGAAAACGGTGTGGTTTTTGCTAAAGGCGAAACTGATGATGAGCTGCCATTTTGATTAATGTAGCTCAAAAAGGCTATCGTGGAGAAGTTGAGGTTCTTGAATTATTTGAGAACCTCAATATTCAAGCCATGAGATCTTGGGGGTCTGATGGTCGTAGCATGAGAAATGCACAGGGTAAGTCTTATAAGTCTGATGTAGACATTGTAGCTATGATTGATGAATGGGACCTCAAAATACAAGTTAAACGACGTAAAAAACTTCCCAGCTATTTGCAGTTTAGAAACTGTGATTTAGTAGCCACCCGTATGGACCGTGGCAGTTGGGTTTACATTTTACAAGAAGATACGTTTAAGGAGTTATTAAAACGATGTGTTTCGCATGGAATAAAAATTTAACCGACCATGTCGCAGTGCAAAGCGGGGTCAAAAATGAAACTAAAACAAATGGTCTTAGGTCGGCGGTGGATTCAGCCAAGGCCCCGCGCAACTTTACAGGAAATGATATGACAGCTAAACAAAAAATGATTGAAATAGTCGGTAGTTGTATTGATAAGACTTTAAAAGAATATAGCGAGAAACCATGCGATTTGAGCGAAAAAAATACACGTATGGATATTGCTATGGATACGTTGGATAAGATTTTATTGATTTTAGAAAAACCAAATTATTACGGTCCGGGAGATCCGGGAGATGAGCATCAACCCAAGGAGCAAAAGTGAGCAAAGAATTTAATTGGAAAAAGTATCAGTCAGACGTGATTAAGAAATGTATTGATAAGTATGGTAGTAGAGAACAAGCTATTGTTGAAATGGACGCGGAAATTGGCTCTTTACGCTTGAAAGCAGAAACATTGGGAAACATGGTTGACTGGGAACAAATAGAGAGAGAAATCGATGACGAAGAAGAAGCAAAGCAAGCGAAAAGCGCGTAAAAAGAAGATTAAGAAAAATTTAAATATGCGTCGTAACACAAAAATAAAAAACAAAGAAAGTGCAGCAAAAAAACGAAGATTACGTAAGATTGCAGCAGTATTAAAAAAACGCGATGGTTAGAGATTAGAGAATCGAGATTAGAGAATCGAGATTAGAGAAATGAACTGTTGGCACTGCAAGACTGAATTAATATGGGGTTGCGATTTTACTTATGAGGATTATGGTATTGATGGCGAAGGTATTGTGACCAATTTATCTTGTCCAAATAAATTATGCAATGCTTACATAGAAGTGTATTTAAAGGACATTTCTGATGAAAAAACTTTACAAGAAAATAATAAAGCAAAAAAATAAAACATGAATACTAAAGAATTAAAAGCATTTAGAGAAAAATTTATTAAAGACGCTAATGATCTTAGCGACAAAAAGTCAATTGAGTACACAATCTCAAATGATGATAGACTGTTTAACTTTAAAAATGTAGGCAATCGTATTGGCATTACGCCAGAGCAAGCATTAATGACTTATGTACTTAAACATATGGACGCAATATGCAACGACGCAAAAACCGGGGAAGTTGTAAGCGATGAAACCATTTTGTCCAGAGCTCACGATTGTGTGAATTACATGATTTTATACGCAGCTCTAAAAACAGAATTATCTAATAACATAGAAGACAAAGAACCACATACACATGATAAAAATAATGTTGAACAAAGCGGAACAACAATTGGCGATTCTGTGCGGATCAGAACGACATATACAGAACCGCCAAAATGGGACGGATTACCATAAGGTAAATTTTACCAACGATATAAACGGGATAGCAGCTGAAATAGCAGTTGCTAAATATTGCAATAGATTTCCAGACTTATCGATCGGACCACAACGTGGTGGCGCTGATCTAAAGATTGCTGGTAAAACGGTAGATGTAAAAACTACTGGCAAAAATCCCGGTTACTTACAGGCATCGCTTAATAAAACTTTAGACGATTCTGATGTCTATTTATTAGTCACAGCCGACTTTCCAACATTTACTATCCAAGGTGGAGCCACTAACCGCCAGTTATTAAATAAGACTACAATAAAAGACACTGGGTACGGTAAAAAATATACGCTGGAGCAAAGCCAATTAAGCAGCTTGCCGCATTTATTTAAAAAGAAAGAATTATTGGTTTTTTAATGACTAGTCTACATCCAGTGATAAAAGGCAAGGTTGGCGAGCTCTCAATACGAAAAGATCTCATTAAGCATTATAATATTTATTTACCAGAGTGTGACACGGCGCAAGTGGATCTGATTGTAGAATGTGGACCGGGCATTATGAAACGGGTCCAGATTAAAACATCTTTTGTGATGAAGACTGAAACATCATTAGAAGTAGACACACGCAAATATGTAAATACTGGACGAGTGGATGTTGTAGCTATCTACTATGAGCCTAATGATGACATTGCATACGTCCCTTATGAAAATACAGATAAAATTAATCTAGCCTTGTATACGGCAAAAAACAATCAAACTAAATATCGTAAATGGTTTTATAGCTATCGACGATTTCCGGAGTTTAGCTAATGATGAAAGTAATATCACTTGGAGTAGGCGTACAATCAACTGCAATGTATATGATGAGTTCACTTGGCCGTATTGAGCGTGCAGATCACGCAGTATTTGCTGACCCCGGAGCAGAGTTGCCACGCACATATGAAATTTTAGAATTATTACAAGACTGGGCCAAATATAATAATGGCATCCCAATTCATGTTACGACAAAAAAGAATTTATATAAAGATATTCTTAATAAATCTAACTCTACTGGTCATAGATGGGCCAGTATACCAGCTTTTAGTGAAAATGGTGGTATGATAAGACGGCAATGTACTGGCGAATATAAAATTGAACCAGTGATACAAAAAATACGTGATTTGCATGGATTAAAAAAACATAAGCATATGCCCAAGACTCAAGTGTGGCTAGGTATATCGCTAGATGAAATACAACGTATGAAAACATCCATTCTGCCAAGAATTGATTATTACTATCCATTAATTGAAGAACGTATGACACGCTCAGATTGTATAAAACTATTTAAAGAAAAAAACTTTCCAGTGCCACCGAAATCTAGTTGTGTGTTTTGTCCTTATCACAGTGATAAAAACTGGAAAGAATTGAAAGAAGTGCATCCAGAAGCGTGGGATCAAGCAGTTAAAGTGGACGAATCTATACGTGATATGTCTCAAAAAGGTGTTAAAGAACCTATTTATGTGCATCGATCATGCAAGCCATTAAAAGATGTTGAATTTGTAGATCAAGGAGAATTGTTTATGTGTGAAGAAGGATTTTGCGGATTATGAAAAAGAAACCAGATCCACTTTACGTGGCCAGCGTCCAGTACGATACTGAAGACGGTCAAACTGCTGACAGTTATGCGTATGGAAAAGAATTTTCTTTCCTCCTTTT